CCCATGTTAAATGCCATGTCCACAAGTACAAGTTGACGTACAGCGTCCAAATCCTCTACGCAAGGATGCGCACGGAGGAGTTCTTCTTCGACAATCTGTACGTCATTCTCTGCCAAAAGCATGGCATCTGCTTCTGTAATACCATATTCGTAAACATGGTCGATGTTTGGAATGTCCAATTCGTCCAACTCTTCTTTCGAGATGCCACGGTCTTTTAGGTTCCTGCCAATACCGATAGTGTCAATGCCAAGGGTATCCTGATACACCTGAAGGCGCAAGCCTTCGTGTTTTACCAGTTCTTCTAGTAAGTGTGCTTTACGGTATTTCATTTCTCATGTCCCATCCATACTGCGAATGCCCCGGTCATTGCGCCGGTTACAACACTCACAAGTGCAGCCTGTTGGCTCGTCGGGTCTGGCAGTTGCATGAACCACTCCACCACGCGCCATGCCGAAATCGACATTCCCAACATCATCAAACGGGGGAGTATCTTCCACTTCAGCATTCTTTCCATGGTAAGTTCTGCCACGTCTATTTCTTTCCAAAGAACTTAGTAGCTGAACGAACACCAAATGAGGCAGCAACGATAACCCCCAGAGAATATTGATACCATTCTGGCATAGCTTGGAGTTGTGCGAAACCATTTGCAACTACCTCTTCCATTCCGGGGATAAACGCTAGGATGAGTGGGATACTGAATAGGACAGTCAGCCACTCGTCTTTCCACGAGTGCTTACTACCTTCAGCCATAGTAATGTCCCAATCAATTTCACCCGTAGCCTTCTTCTCCATGATAACTGCTTCAGCTTTTGCTTTAGCAACCTTGGCTCCGGTTTCTGCTTTCTTTGTTTCAACTTTGCCTTCTAACCACGTTCCTGCTAAATTAGCTATCGGTCCTATCAGTAGGTTTAACATTTTGAAGTTCCCATAGTTTTTTCTTAATCAAATATACACGATACTCGACATCCGGCTCCATATCAGCCAAACGAACATCTCGCGGATCATTACCCGCCTCTGCGAAATCGTGCAGTCTTTTTTGCAATGCTCTTAGGCTGGCGTACAAACTGTTTCCCCTTGCGTGTGCCTTCTCTCTTAGCCTTAGTTGTAGCACTATATTCGGCTGATGTCAAGGATTTAATTGCTTTCTCAGGCAAATACCTTTCACCTGTCTTTGCGCTAGGCTTACCAGACTTAGTGCGCCACTTCTGTTTTGTCCATGACTTAAGACTGCGTTGTGATTTAGCTAATGCCATTATAACTTTCCTTGTGAGTGCAGAGCCAGCAATACAAAACAAGCAAGCACAGTCAAACCTACAATAAGCAAAAATGTAATGATGGCTATTTCTAAATACTGTTTTCGTTTACGCCTAGCTGTGTCTTCCGCTTCTTTTTTAGCTACACGCGCCTTTGCCTGAAACCTCTGCCAATCGTGCCACAGACCGGGGCGACCTGTGTATATCATAATCTGCTTTAGCTGCTCTTCCTGTTCACGTATCTGCTCAAGAGCCATGAACTCTTCTAAGTCAGAGCCGCCACCCTTTTTAAGTGACTTGCGTTCTAGGTCTTGCTTCGCGCCAACAAACTTAGCGATTGCACTACCTGCTGCAGCAATGTCCTTACCGTTAGATACGGCTTGTTTGATAACTTGGAAAGCCGCATTTGCAGCCGCTAGTTCTGCCAGCATCAGTACACCTTCGTATCTTCATTCACCAGTTTGGGTAAGCAATAAGCAGTTATCTTCTGTCCCTGCTTGTGTAATTTCTGTGCATACCACACACATTCGTTCAAGTCACGAAAGTACATGTCTTTGCTGACCAGCCTCTCGTCTTCTCCCATCCCGACATAGACGAACAGGAGAAAAACGTGAATCATGGTTACTTGTAACCGCCCCCTGCTTTCTTATATGCAGACGCAAGCATCTGCGCTTTACGTGCTGACCACTGTCCGGGTGCGCCGCCTTTGCCACCAGCTTTAATGCGCTGGAACTGTCTCTTTCTCATTGCTGGCTTAGTGTAGTTGCCAGCTTCGTTAACTCTAGATTTGCTCTGTGGCGCACCGCCTTTCGCAAGGCCAACCTTTCTAACCGGTTTCTTTTGCGTTCTAGACGGTGAGGCTTTCTTTTTGGCGGGGGCTTTCTTAGAGACACGTACCATCTCCTATCTCCTATCGGTTAGGGTTGTAGTATTGACGCACAGAAATAAACGTCTCTAGGTTTCCACTAGCACCATCAAATGCGCCAATCTTATCACCTGCATGTAAATGTAGTCTATCTGAAGTGATAATGTTATATACATCTTTACCCGCAATAGCTTTGTCGTTTATGATATGGTGATACGTATTTGTATCCGCGTGATACCACTGCACAGTCACATTCTGAGTAGAACTGTTGCCATTACTGATATGCAAAAAGTCTATTGTCGCATCATGGTTAGGTGGGCAAGTGTATATATTAGTCGCACTTGCACCACCAGATGTTGCAGTAATAGTAACAGCTTCTGTGTCTGTGGTGTAACTGTCGCGGTCAATAGCCATTACTTATTACCCCAGTCCAGTACATCACGATGCCGTTTCCAAAACCAGTTGCCCACAGCGGTAAAAGGCTTGCCCATATAGAGCAAACCCCAACCGAAGTACTTAACCGAAGTACGTTTTAGGTTTGTTACGCTTGTTCGCATTTTTCTTATGAACTCCGGGTCTACGAATACGCTTCTTTTTCATAAAGCTGTTTGCGTATTGCTTGGCCATTTACTTTTTCTTTTTAGCTACGCCACCGCGCATCATCTTCTTCTTGGCAACTGCACCGCCACGCATCATTTTCTTTTTAGCCGCTGTCTTCATCATGCCGCCGCCACGCATCTTTTTCTTCATTACCATTTCGTAATCTCCGTCTATCAAGCACTAAGGCTTCGTAGGTATCTTCTGGGAAGTTCTTATAGTAGTCCGACTTCTCCAGACTCAATGCCGCATCGTCAAGTAGCGACAGCTTCTGCACAAAGACCATGCAGTATTCTAGGTCAGGGTCACTTACCCCTTGCTGTAACAAAAAGTCCAGACCGGCTTCGTCTGCGCCGTAGTCTGGGTGAAACTGCATCAGGTGTAAGTCAATACCTGACACAGACAATGCTTCGTTTATGCCGTCACAGAAGCCATCCAAGTATTCCATGACAGGTAGGTATTCACTGGCCCATACAACTATGTCATAGTCGTGGTACTCAAACTGCTTCACTGACTCTACAAGTCCGTCCAGCCCTGTGTTGATATTGAAGATTACCTTATCATCCAGCCACGCTTGCTTTGCGTAAGGGCAGGGCGGGAGTCCGTTCAACTTCACATTTGGTACTTCAAGGAAGTTGTGAGACCAGTTACGGATGTCCTGTTCAACTCTATGCACGGGGATTGCGTTTACCTGCTGTGCGAGTACGGGCATATGATCTGTTCTGCGAAGCTGTCTTTACAGTAAGGTTCTTACGTCGGTTGTCACGAGGATTGCCATTACGGTGCGCTACATCTTTACCCGCCACAGCTACGCCAGCCTTCTTCAGCTTATTACGCGCAGCATTACGAGCATTGCGCCGCTTAATCTGCGCTGGCTTGCCGTGGTAGTTGGCGTACTCTTTTTTATAGTTACGCTTGTAGCCGGGACTGTTAGGCATCTTTACCGGTAATCTTCTTATATGCTTCCATGCCCTTCGGGCCACTAGCCTTAAGTGCCTTCAGGCCATCGTTGACCATACCGCCAGCAGCATACATATGCTCCTTGCCGTTAGCCATACCGCCGCGCATCATACGTGCCTTTGGCTTTGGCAGTGGACCCCTTTTGCGACGACCACCTGTTACCATAGACGGAGGAGGTGTATCTTCACCCCTACGCTTAAGTTCACGCAGAGCAGCACGTACTTCGTCATCAGATGCCCCACTGCTTTTGTTCAGCATGGCTTTCAGTTGAGGTGTAGTGTAGCCTTCCATTATTTCTTTCCTTTTTTCTTAAGAGATGCTTTAGCTACAGAAGTAATTAAATCGTCTGCTTTCTTCTTAGCTTTATACTTATCCTCCTGCTTCAGACGCTGCGCTGCAGTAACCTTCGGCGCATCAAAGTCGGGCTTACCAGTACGAGGATTGATAGCCGTATACATCTTTGGCTTTGGCGTAGGCTTTGTCACCTTCGTGCTTTTCTTAGGCCGCTTCGGAGGGGGCGTAGGAGTAGCCATTTTCTTTTTAGCAGAAACACCGGCACCCTGAGACTTACGTTGTGCGTCCGTCATCTGCCCAGAGGTAGTCTTTTTCTTTTTAATCCTAGTCAGACTTGCGCCACCTTTTCTAGCTAGTGCCTCTTGCCGTTGTTCAATCACCTGCTCACGTGATCTGCCGCCCTGAGAAGTGGCACGATTAGATTTAGGTTTGTCTGCATCTTTGCTGGTAGCAGTGGACGCTGCCGTTGCACCAGCAGCAGTTGCTGCGGCACCTGCCGCTTTACCACCGCCGCTGCCCTTTGGAGCCTTTGGCAATGTAGTCGTGTTGGGGTTCCTTGCACGAATAGATGGCTTTGTCACAGGCTGTGTCAAATCTTTGATGATAGACTTGCCCTTGTTAGAACCTGTAGTTGTCACAGTTGCGTTCTTAGGCGGGGTACGTGTGGTAACACTACCTGCTTTAGCAAACCGTCCCTTGAATGCCTGTGCTGCCTTCTTGGTGGCAAACTTAAAAAATACTTTACCACCTGCAATAGCTAGGGGTACAAAAAATAATGCGGGGCCAGCCATGTGTTTAATCCTTTACCATTTCACTTTATGTGACCAGTATTTTGCTGACAGCTTACTGGTCGGTTTACCTTGCGCATCATGCCTTGCATAGTACGACTTCTTACGTGCCTTGTCCTTCGCTGTCTTAGGACTCTTGCCAGCACCCTTGACGCCCTGCTGACCGAAGCGTATAAACTTGTATGTGTCACCTTCTTTGGCCATCACGCAGTGAGACTTCGTTGGGTGGTTGGGTGTCCTCTTAGGCTTGTTCACACCCTTGAGACCTTCCTCTTTCATCTTGTTCTTAACTCTCTCAGGAATACTGCTCATAGAGAAATACCTTTTGCCTTTGGCTCTTCACACTTGAAATGGAAGTTAAGAGGTACAGGAATAGTGTATGCAATCCCCGCAATCATTTCCTGCGCACGAGCAAAACATTCTTCACGGGTCTCATACGGACCCCTAGTATCTGTGGCCTCTAAACATGCGTCAGGGTCTGTGACCCCAATTGCACATGCAAGCACCATTGCTTCAAACATTGTCCTTGCCCTCTGACCAGCCTTCAGCCCTCATGGCATCCTCTACGTGCTTCAATGAAAAGGAACGCCCATAGTGCGCTTCAACTGCCTGTCGCACGTAGAAGACATCACTGTGGGGAATATGAAGACGGTCTAATGAATTAGTACGGATAGCATGGTAAAATGCTTCTAGTACATTGTCTGTGTATAGTTTTACGGATTTCTTCGCCATTGTCAAGCACTTTCTGTCAAAAAACACAGATATCGGGGCTATACAGGTTTTACTAGGGTATGGCACTTAGGTGTACACTTAGGTGTATTTAACATCTAAATTTAATATCACTTAAGTGTACATTTAGGTGTATTTATAATCTTAGTAAAAGACACTATAGTGTATCACTGTTAGTGTTCTTTAGTTATACTTAATTATACCAGATTGTGTCAACCGTGTCAAGCCACTTTCTGTATCTGGCACCATAGTTTTTCAGAATCATGGTACCAGATGCATCTAATGTGCCTAAAAAATAGGCAGATTGAACAATGCTTGTGCATATATGGATGTCAGTTACCCTTGTGGTTAACACTCAATTTTACTGATCTGTGTATTTCTACATATACGTATACTACGTACGGGGGTGTGGCCCATGCCCGACCCCTTGTGTATCAACGTGTTAGCACGCTAGCACAAAAATCGACTACTATCTGTCGCCGCTGGAACAATTGCGGCATCATCTGACATGCCAAGCCGCTGATTTCATTGGATTATGGGCATATTCCGCAAACTGTTTTCTTATCAGTTATCGCCAGCCCTGCCGCGCATGATTGCACGATGCAAGAAACACGCGCGAAACACTACCGGCGGTGCATATTTTGCAGCACTATACCCTACCCACAATGTTCCGCTTTTGTTCTCGTTCTCATACACAATGAGAACAAAACGTGAACAACTACTATCTAAAAATGCGCGGGTGTGGTGTCAACACAAAAATGCCCTAAATAAAAATGTGGTAAATACCACGTTTTTTAGATTTAACCCTAAATTATCGCTTGCAATATGCCGCCATTCCTATAATCTAATCATATCGAAACGGCCAACAGGCCATAGCAAGGAGTCAAAAAAATGACACAGTCAACCGTATATTCTCTTTTCGTAAACCGCGCCAAGGCGATTTCAGCCGATATCGTAAAGCGCCGCGATGAAATCATCTGCGAATGCGTCGATCTCGCGCAGGTCATAAAAGACGCCCACGCGAATGCTGAAGGCGGCAAAGCTGGAACCGACGCAATTCGGGAAGCGATTTTTGATGACGGCCATTTTACGTGGCTTTACGATTCCACCGGCAAGCCGAACAAAAAAGGCGCGGCAAAGCCGACTATGGGTTCGCTTATGCGTAAAATCCGCGAAGGTATGCTTTATCTGGCAGAAGATGAAAACAAGGCGAATTTTTACGCTTGGACCGAATCAGAAGGCGCGAAAAAATCCGGCGTCTGCGATTTTAGCAATATCAAAAAGGTCATCACGCCCAAAAAAGAAAAGGCGGCACCGGCGGAAAGCGGTGACGGTGAATCAGAGAATGAACCGGTCGAGCCTACAACCGACAAGCGTACACCGGCTGAATTTTTGGCATGGGTTTACAAACAAGCCATGACCGAATTCGGAATGGACCCCATCGCATTCGCTGAATTCGCGGAAAGCGCCGAAGGCATGAAGGTTGCGGATCAATTCACAAAGGCCGCATGAAAATGTGGTAAATACCACAAAAATCAGACAAGGGGCTGGCAATCGCTGGCCCCTTTTTGTTTTGCCTGTATGTTTTAACACGCTAATACACGGCCAGCCAGCCAACTTCTATCATAGTGGTGGTGCGGTGGTGGTGGTGTGATGGCCATTTAGGTGGCCGTTTGACATACACATATGGCTGTGGTAGGATTAAGAACAATCGAAAAAGGGCAGATTTTTAACCCTCCCACAAAAAACGTGGTAAGTACCACAAAAGTTGAGAAGGCAGTAAAATGACAAGCGCAAAGTATAGAAAAGAATTGCGGCATTTTTTAGACTATGACCTTGCAATGTTGCAGGAAATGGCGGATACTCTTGTTGAACAATGTGACAACGATATCGCCACCTACATGCGAGAGCAGATTGAACGCTTGACCTACAAGGTGGCAGAACTGGAGGCAGTAAAATGAAAAACAAAGGCTTTGAAAACGGCAATGTGGTGCCGATTGTGTCGGGTAACGTGCAATCTTACTGGACGCCGATGCCCGATCAGGACAGGCAGCGTGACCTTCGCACCTATCATGTTTTGACTACAGGTGCCATGAACATGCGTAGCTATTCCGAATGGGCATATCAGGACAAGAAAGAACGTGCCGCCAAAATCTTCGGCAGTCTTGCCGCCAAACTTCGTGCCAAGCAGGATGCCGTTTGACATAACTACGTGGCTATGCTAGGCTTTGTTCATAATCAAAAAACGTGGTAAATACCACAAAAAATGAAAGGCAAAACGATGACTTACAAAGTGACCTACGCGATTGACTCTCTCGACCCGAACCCTACCGTCGATCTTTTCGACACCTTGTGGGAAGCAGAAGAATGGTTGTCGGATGAAGTGGAACGGCGGGTTGACCATATCGTGCAACACTCAGCGTTGCCGACTCGTGATGACGAACTGGACGAAATCCGCGAGACTGAATTGTCACTTGTTAGCATTGAGGAGGTGTGATCATGGTTATCCATCAATTCACAACGTCCGAACCCAACCCGCCATTTGCTGAGATGCGCCGGGACATGTATGCAGACTATTGCTTTGACTGTTCATGCGAGGGCTTGGAGCCTATTGACTGGCACACGTGGAAGGTGCTAGTGTCTGAATTGCTTGCAAAGCACAAGGACGAAGCGTGGGCGTGTATGTATGCACAAAAGGTGGCATTCGACCGCTTCCACTCAAACTAAAAAACGTGGTATTTACCACGAAAATTGGAGACTGACATGACTTATCAAGTCCATCTGACCATCAAGTCGAAGAACGAGAAGACTGGCAAAATCCCTGTGTCCACTACTGAGGCGCAAACGTGTCCAGCGGCCTGTCCCTTCAACAATGCCAACGAGGGTGGGTGCTACGCCGAATCTGGCCCACTCAAGATGCACTGGATGAAAGTGTCTGACCGACAACGTGGCGACACTTGGCCCGTGTTCCTTGGCAAGATTGCCAACCTGCAAGCGGATACCCTGTGGCGACACAACCAAGCCGGTGATTTGCCCGGACGCAATGACCAGCTTGACGCGACTGCTTGCATGGAATTGACACAAGCCAACGAGGGCAAACGTGGGTTCACATACACGCACTACGATGTGTTGCATAGCAAACGTAACCGCATGGTGGTCACGCAGATGAACCGGTCGGGCTTTACTGTCAATCTGTCCGCAAACAACATGGCACATGCTGACCAGCTTGCCGACTTGGATGCTGGCCCTGTGGCTACCGTGTTGCCTATCGACCAGACTAGTAACACCACCACACCGGCTGGCCGCAAGGTGGTTGTGTGTCCGGCCACCATCCGTGACGATGTGTCCTGTGCTACCTGTCAGCTTTGCCAGCGTCAGCGTGACTTCATCATCGGGTTTCCGGCACATGGTACCAGCAAGAAAAAAGCCAGTGCCATTGCCGCCGCGTAGTGTATTAACACGCTAAAACAGGAGAGACTAATGCGTGAACGACTTGACAACCGCCCCAAGTGTGGGCATTGTAATGAGGCACCGGCAGACGTAATCGAATACGACTACCTGCTGTCCTGTGCAAAGTGTTGGAACGAAAGAAACATTCCTAAAGGCTGGAGGCCAAAGAAATGACATACGCAGTACACATGCAGTTTTTGGAAAACTACGGCGCACATTATGCTGACGGCAAATTTGAGAATGGCAACGCATACTGGAAGTTCAAGGGCGGTGACACATACCTAGTGTCTGGCGTTGATCGACCAGCGGATGCAATGGCATTCATCATGGCTACCTTTGCTGTCAACAGTGTTGGCCTCAAAGAGATACCAACAGACGTTGAAACACAGGCTGAGTGGGAAGCCAAGCTGGCTGATCTCAGCGAAGACTATCAGGAGTTTATCTGGGAGACCGTCAATCGCATTGATGTGAAAGCCTTTTTTGATGGGAAAGAGGCACCCCGATATTACCACCAAGCTGCCCACGCAATGGGCAAGGAGTTAGCACAATGAATATCTTTGCTTGTATGTTTATGATTGTGTGCAGTGCCATTGTCAGCACCTTTGCTTTCATTGACCTGTTCACATACGGTACACCTATGATGGGCGTCATCCTGTTTGGATGCGGTGCCTGTTTCGTCGGCGGCTGGGTCGCCATCGCTGTGGAACTTGACAATGGTCAAACGTAGTGGTACTGTGAATCCTGTAGCCAAATCCCTGCTACAGACAAACCGACGCCGGTCACAGGTAGTGCCGGACAAAACCAAGTACAATCGGAAGAAGGACAAAGACAATGCAAATCAAGATCGAAGCCATGAAGAACGTAAGGACCCCAAAGGCCGATGGGAAGCGTGACCGTTACCGTCACGTGAACAAGGCCAAAACCCTGAAGCGCAAAGCACAACGCCAGAACAAACATCTGGCACGTGCAGCGTAAAACGTAACGTCGTTACAAAAACGTGGTAAGTACCACAAAAACCAAACCAAAGGAGACTACATCATGACAACATTCAACATTGAGACTGCAATCCCAACCGGTAAGTTCCACAAGCGTCAGTCAGGTCTGTGGGGGCAACTGCTTGCTTCTGCTGAGATTGAACGCAAACTCGCCAAGGTTGAACCCTTGTTCAAGGAACTGCATGGGCGTGGTCTCAACCGCACTGCCTTCTTCAACAAGTGCCGTGAGATTGCACGTGACGGCAAGGCGGATGTCGGCGGGTATCTGCAATACATGACACAAGACGTTGCGGGTATCCTGCTTCGTGAGATGCATACGCAGATTGGCAAAGAAGTGCGGCGCAACCGTACCGTCAAGAATGTCGTTCTCAAGCGCACCAATGTCGTGTTTGATATCGGCGGTGAGACGTTTGATACCTCTGACTATGCCAAGAAGGTGGGTGGTCTGCCTTTGGTCAATGGCTTTGCGGCGGACAACACCAAGATCAAGAAGTTGTATGACGCAATGCTCAGTCGTCCGTATCCTGTCACCAAGGAAACGCTGATGAAGGATGCGGGTATTGCCACTGTCAATCAGTTCAATGTCACTCTGTCTGATCTGCGTAAGAAGGGCTTTACGATTGAGACCCTGCGCGGCAAGCACATGAGTGTTGCATCGAAGTACAAGCTGGTTGGCTAACACAACACAGGGGTGGTCACTGCGGCCACCCCATTTACTTTGGGTACAGAGAATGGAGAATTACCATGCGTACTGCATCTAACACATTAGAGATTGTCAAACTGCGTCAGAAGGAAGCGTACTACAACGGCATGATGGATGGCATCGAAGAATTTATAAGTGTATTGACAGAACACTATTTCAAGGACAAAGACGATCCAGTGAAATGCCCTCTTTACGAGGCCAGTGAAAACATGTATGGTTACTACATGATGGTCGTGGAAGAAACACAAGAAAAGATCACCGAACTAATGCAAAAGGAGTATGACAATGCCTAATCACACAGACAACAGAGTAATCCTGTCACACGATGACAGCCAGATGATTGACAACATCTACAACGTGATGAACACAGGTGACGCAGAACTGTGCAACTACCTGATACCAGAGCCGCGTGATGATGCCGGTGAGCCTACTAGTGGCTGGTATGACTGGCGGCTGGAACACTGGGGTACCAAGTGGGAAATCTACCACCCACACGTCAACCGCATGGATGCCAACACACTTGTCATGAACTTTGACACGGCATGGTCACCACCTATCCCTGTCTATGACAAGCTGGTGGGGATGGGCTTTGAGGTGAACGCACGTTATCTTGACGAAGGGTGGCTGTATATCGGTGAGTACATCGACGGCTATGACTGGTCTACGGGTGACGTTGAGAGTGTGGTCACAGAGTATCCTGACCTCGACCTTGAATACGGTATCGGTGACCTCATGGCTGAGTGGGCAGAGGAGGAGAATGAAGATGCTGCTGCATGAGTTCTATGGACAGGGCGACTACCAAGACAGAAAAGCTATGGTATTCAAAGAGAAGGATGGATATGTTGTCATCATGCTTGAAGATAAAACCATCTGCGAAGAACGCACAATCACCGGACACAGTGAGGTGTACGCTGAGAATTGTGCAGAGAACTGGGTACTGGGAGTGATATGATATGAACAGATTTCTGATTGACCATCACCCTGCTGCCATCGCCAAGTCGTTATGTGACAAGCACATTGTCAAGATGCCATTGGAGGAAGCACAGATGCTGTCCTTCGCTGTCAAGCGTTATGTGCCTGACATTGAGGGCTTGCAGAATGGACCGAAGGCACATGCCAAGCATCCCTGTACCGAATGGGCAGGTGACACGCGGGGTAACTACATGTATAGCTGGATGATGCTGGATGAAATGTCACGCGAATACACAAAGCGTTATGGTAGGGTACATAAATGCTCTTTGCTCTTGCCACGTCTCAAGGAACTTGCTATACATATTCCAGAGGGTCATATAGAAAAACACCCACAGTGTTTTGGCGAAGGCAATGACCATCTCAAAACAGATGAGCAGTGGCCTATAGAAGCATACCGAAACTATTATCGGTGGAAATACGACACGACTGAATGGTGTGGCAAATACAAACTGCGGGAGATACCAAGATGGCTAACAGAACGCTGAACATTGAACTGACTGCGGATGAACTTAACACTCTTAAACTAAAGATAGAGCATTACTGGCACATGTTTCATCCACTTGGGTACGACACCCGACTTGACAAGCCAGCGTACTACGACAAAGATAGGAAGCTATGGGTTGCTAAGATAACCAGACTAGAATCCTGTGACTGAAAGGAGAACTGACATGACAAAGAAAACAATTACAATTGAACTTGACGAGTGGAAGCTAGAACAGGTTCGCACCATCATTAACGCCCTCAAGGATTTCAACAGGACTACGGACGAGAAGTGTGAAATCGACTACGGCCTTGTTCGCACCCTAGATGGTGCTGACACGATTATTGGTGGCTACTTTGGGTTGGCGCAGCCTAAGACTGAACAAGGTCAGAGAAGCTGGTGGGCTGACTATCAGTGGAAAGAGGAGGACGCAGACTAATGTTTGCAGAAGCACTCGTATGCCTCGCACTGAACATCTACCACGAGGCACGTGACCAGCCCTTCATTGGGCAGGTTGCGGTAGCCCAAGTGGTCATGAACCGTGTGGCTGATGACAGGTATCCTGATGATGTGTGTGGTGTGGTCACACAAGGCCCGACATACGCATGGAAGCCGGACTTTCCTGTGCGTCATCGCTGTCAGTTTAGCTGGTACTGTGATGGCAAGTCAGACAAGACGCCTGACCAGACAGCGTGGGAGCAAGCTGTGCTGATTGCACAGGGTGTACACTCAGGCAATCTTGACGACTTCGTTGAGGGTGCGACACACTACCACGCAACCTATGTCCTGCCCGAATGGGCAGAAAGCAAGACACCTGTTGTACAAATAGGTGACCATATTTTCTACCGCTGGGAATGAGGAGGATACATGGACATTATGATTGGACTAGTCATTTTTGTTGTCCTAGCATACTTGACTTTATGATTTGCTAGTGATATAACACACCATCAGTTAACGAACACAAAGGAGAACTACCATGCCACTTGATTTTATCCCTGAAAACATTGACTTCGACGTGCGCTTTGAACCTACCAAGATGGAGGACAAGAAGTATGTCATCAACGCCAGCACTGACGAGTACATTGGTATCGTCGGCAAAGGCTTCACCTGTGCGTCACACGGCGACTTCTTCCGTGATGTCATCAACACCACCACCGACAAGCTGTCTGCACATGACATGCAGGGTGCTGAGATTAGCTGGCGGGATGCACACCAGAATGGCTGGGCCATGATGGACATGCGTCTGCCCAACGTGAATGCTAAGATTGTCACCGACAAGCATGAGACTACGGTAGCCCAGCGTATCATCGCCCTGCACGGCGTGAATGGCACTTGCTCCAACGTCACCATCTTTGGGGCAATTGACTTCTTCTGCCTCAATGGCCAGATTCGTGGGCGGCATGACAAGGTTATGCGTAAGAACACCAGCAACTTCAGTCTCGACACGTTCATCACTGAACTGGAGAAGTCACAGCAAGACTTCACTGCACAGACTGAGCAGATGCAGCGGTGGGCTAACACCAGCCTCGTCACTGTCGATGTCAAGGCTATGCTTGAGAAGATCATGCAGTCTGACCGCAAGGCAGAGAAGATGTTCAGCTTGTACAACCAAGAAGTCAGCACACGTGGCCGCAACCTGTGGTCGCTGTATTCTGCGTTCACTAATTATGCAACTTATGCGGATGAACGTAATGGCTTCAAGCAACGCAACACTGGCAACGACACACAAGACAAGTCGATGTTCATGCGTGAACTTGAGGTCGCACAGTGGGTGGACTCTGCCCCGTTCAAGCAACTGGTGGCGGCATAATGTCACAGCTTACTGAACTCGTAGCTGACTACTACAAGTCCTATGATTACAGGAACTTACGTGATGAAACTAAGAAGCAGTATGAATACTTCATCAACGTAATGCTCAACACTGAGGTGGACGGACAGGCTCTGTCCACTCTCGACTACACGACAATGAAGACACGTGTCGCAAAGGTTGCGTACAACGAATGGTGCGAGAAAGGTATTCACATGGCTAATCACATCATGTCATCTGCCAGTATCGTATTCAATCACGGGTTGCGTATGGAACTGTGTACCCTCAATCCTTTCGCTAACGTGCGTAGGAGGACCGCTGAGAGGCGTAAGACTGTTTGGGGTAGGGAGGATGTACAAAGGTTCTTGGACACCGCCTACGGCGATTTTAGCACCCGTAACATTGGTCTGATCGCACACATGGCATACGAATGGTGTCAGCGTCTGGGTGACATGCGTCTGCTCACGTGGGATGCTATTGACTTCGATGTCAAAACATTGACGTTGGAGCAATCAAAGCGTAAAGCGGATGTACATCTGCCCATTTCAGATGATCTATGTGACATGTTGACGCAACAGCATGATGATTTCGGCTTTCAAAAGTACGTGGCACCTCGTCCGTATCCCATCAAGGGTGAGTACAGGCCGTATTCACTACAGAAACTGCCACTTCATGCACGTAAAGTGATGGATGATGCTGGTCTACCCAGTGACCTGCGTCTCAGTGACCTGCGTCGTACTGGTACAACTGAAATGGTCGAGGCCGGTGTCGGTATGGCACAAATTATGTCGGTTACAGGACATGCTAACCCTGCTTCGGTGAAGCCGTACATGAAAAATACTCTCAAAAGTGCAAATCATGCATTGACGGAGAGAAAAATACATGTTACAAGCATTACAAGTGCCGCAAAGGAAAGTGTATAACATGTATAAATATAATAACACTAATGTGTATAAATATGTCAGTGATCTTGATATTCCCAATGGGTCTACAAAGAGAATGGCATGTCCTAACTGTGGGGAACGTACTTTCACTGTGACCAACAACATGGGTTCCCTCCTGTGGAACTGCTTTCGTGTTACGTGTGGAGTCAAGGGTGGTGAGAGAGTGCATCTCTCTGTAGATGACATCCGTGCTGGTTTTATTGGTGCGGAGAAATTTGCAGAAGATTCCTTTGAACTGCCCGAATACATCATCCCCCGTACAGACAACCCGTATCTACGCCGTTGGTGTGGTCGGTGGGACATTGACCCAGATGAGTTGGGCTTGCTGTACGATGTGAAGGATGACAGGGTGGTATTCCCCATACGACATGAGGGTGCCATCGTAGATGCTACGGGCCGGTCTCTGACCAAGCGTTTGCCAAAATGGCGCAAGTATGGAAAAAGTGGCTTGCCATACACGTGTGGTTCTGGTACTGTAGCAATCGTTGTTGAGGACTGCGTGAGTGCTGCCGTTGTTGGTTTCGGTTCAACATCCTTTGTCGGGGTTGCGCTTCTTGGAACGTCTCTACAGGAATCGCATAAAGGATTTCTCACGCAGTTCTCGACAGCAGTCATAGCGTTGGACCCCGATGCGCTAAAGAAAAGTTTTATCATGGCCAAGGAACTACGTGGCTATGTTGACAACGTAAAGATACTCAAACTGACCAATGACTTGAAGTATCGTAACCCCGAAGATATGGAGAAGCTATATGGAATTATCACTGATTAGAAGCCTGATGAACAAGGAGTTCTACGATGACCATCGTGGGGCCAAGTGTCCGAACCGCCTGTTCAGCAAAGATGTACGTGAGATCAAGAGTACGATTGACACGGCAATGGATCGGTATGAACGCACCCTGACACCCGACGAGGTGGAGGCACTGTTCATGTCAGACAATCCAACAATGACCACCGCCCGGAAGGAAGCCTTCTCTGCTCTGTTCTACAAGATCAAGAAGGAAATACCGATGGGTGGCGACGTGGCACAGGAAGTGCTGTCGAAGCTGTTCCAGCAGGTTGTGGGCGAGGACATCGCCAATCTTGGTGTAGACTACGTGACTGGAGATCAGTCCAGCCTTGAGCCACTGCGTAACCTACTTGAGCAGTACGGTGATGACTTCACCCCAAATCTCAGCGTTGAGTGGGATGACATCGACATTGAAACCCTGCTTGACCGCAATGACCTTGAGGCACGGTGGACGTTCAACATCCCCACCCTCACACGCAAGGTAGAAGGCGTAAATGCCGGACACCTGATTGAGATTGGCGCACGGCCTAACACGGGCAAGACATCGTTCCACGCCAGCTTGATTGCCAGCCCCGGTGGCTTTGCCCATCAGGGTGCCAACTGCATTATCCTGTGTAATGAGGAAGGCTATCACCGTGTCGGCGCACGGTACTTGACTGCTGCCACGGGCATGACCATGAAGCAGATCAAGGAGAACCCAGCCAAGGCACGTGACCTGTACGCACCAGTGAAGGAACGCATCAAGATCAAGGATGCCACTGGTCGTGATATGGCGTGGGTGGAGAGTATCTGCAAATCATACAAGCCAGATATCGTCCTGCTCGACATGGGTGACAAGTTTGCCAAGACCGGCGGCTTTGCCCGTACTGACGAGGCATTGAAGGCCAACGCAGTTCATGCCCGTATGATTGCCAAGCAGCATGACTGTGCCGTGTTTTACATGTCCCAGCTTTCTGCTGATGCGGAAGGAAAGGTCTTGCTGAACCAGAGCATGATGGAGGGTAGTCGTA